CCCAAAATATCTGTTTGAAACTAGCGTTTCCCAATATCCACGTTCAATGGCCGTGTGCAAGTCATATCGCGACAAGTAGCGTGATTATTAATCCTAACCAATAAGCCTCTTTCAAGTTGAGCAACTCGCTGATATAATCTTCAGCAGATAAAACACAGTTTAACGTTGTGTTTTAACAACGATTCAGGCAGCATTGCTGAATTCACACATATAACTTCTGTGTCAAAGTTCCACTATACAGAGCGAAATCCTGGTATTTATAGCATAACTTACTTACCTGACGGTAGAATGACTACACCTATACGAACCTAGCAGTTCCCGGTGCGACTAGCGACGTGCTGAAACACGTTGATCACATAATAATCTCGTCTTGAAATGGAAATCAATGAATTGACTGTGGTCAGTCAATGTCATTATCATTTCGTTTTCTACTCATCAGGTCACTTTGCTAAAAAGCTTTCGAGTTCACTCGCCGCTTCTTGGCCCAAACCGCCACTGCCTGTCAATCTAGTCACAATCTGATTTAAAATCACAGGAGCTATTTTCTTCGCGATGCCGCCAGTGTTGATAAAGTCACCCAATCTGTGAAGACCGTGTTAAACAAACTCTTTGAAAGTTTTGATAGCTGGGATGTCTAATATGCCAAATCCAGCCAAAACATGCAAATATTACTGTTAATAGATCAACATGTCTTCTTCTGTGACCTCCCCCACCAAATCTCTGATCTCACCTGCTAAATAGTTGAGATCTGTTTGCTTGTCATTAGCGTAGTCAATTTGTGGTTAAAGATCATGTCTTCTCAACAATTCCAAAGGACTATCAGCTGATCTCAATTTTGCTGTATCTGTTTCTAACACACCAGCAAATTTTGATGGTACACCTTCGATGTGCCTGACTGATTCCAATGAAAAACTCATTGTTTTGCCATCACCTCCAACTCCGTCAAAAAGAATAATGACTGTGTGTGGTGAAAACAACTCGTAAGCTGGAACATAACGTGGATCACCATCTCTGGCTCCTGCGTAATGCAAAGCTCCGATGTAAGCTCCCACATCCACACTTGCTGCTATGGTGTCAGTGACTGAAGTTCTGTTTATGCTTGGATAAACTCTGTCACTTTGGATCAAGTATGGTTCAGTGTTTTCATACATATCACCCATGTCTCTCATACTTTGTGGTTTGTATGTGACGTCAAACATGTGGCCATGGTCAGATTCTGCCCCATTATAAGAATCAGCAGGGTAAAAATGCCTCGCTTCTCCTTCGTTGTACTATTTGTTCATGTAGTCTTAAATGGTGCTGTTGTCTACCATTTGTCCTCTTTGAGAATAGCCAACTTTAATGATTCCACCTTCATTGTCCGACTTGCTTGTTTTGTACATCCGAACACCTCCGGCAACTAACTTAGCTTTTGAAACTAATTGTGTGTAATCAAACTTGTCATCAAGAACAATATCGCCTGATTGGATATTGGTTTGATCTCCCACTCCTTTAACCAATGTGCCTCCTGCTTCATCACCAACTTAGATGGGTATGACAGGAATGGTTGTAACAGGATCATCGTCTCTCGCTGGTATATAGCTTGTGTAAGGCAGATTGTAAACTTATCTCGTAAAGAAATTTGTGTCAGACTGGCAAAAGTACATTGACCCTCTGTCACCTGCAGTGAAATCATAAACTAACATACCGTATTTCCTGGTAACTGTGATGTTAATGTTTTGTTTTTTCCTCATAGCTAAAGTTCTTTCTGATGAAAAGCTAGGTTGTCTAGCACCAGTAACTCTTGAGTCTAAAGGAATTTGTAAAGCAATTTTGTACATTCTTTCATGATAGTCATCTTCTGGACTTGAAAGTTAATGCATTTGCTTAACACCCTACAAAACAGCATGCTTAATTTCTCTATCAGCAATAGCCTTGTCATGACTATTAGTGGTTTTACCGTGAATAACAGACTGTTAAAGTTCGTCATTGGCTTAGCTTAGTTCAGCCACACGTCTAGACAATTCCATTTTTTCCTGAGCAGCTATTTGCTTTTCAAGATTGTTTTTCTGATGAATAGCTTCGATTTGGTTTGCTTCTTCCAATCTTCGTTGCATGTACAGGTTTCCTTTCTGCGGATCTGATCTGTAACTGCTTCCTCTTTGTTAAAAGACTTGGTCCATCTCTCTGTGTTCACCGATAGCACCAAACGTCAAATCAGAAGGTTCGACATCAAAATCTGGAGGCAACCTTGTCTACTGTTGGACAGTTTCCAAGTCGACGTGGTTTTTGGAATATTTGACAAAATTCGGAGTACCTCTTGCCAAACTGTAAGATTCGGTGAATTTCTGGTACTAAGAAGATGGTGTCAATTTGATCTAACCACTTTTTGCAAAAGCTTTTGATAATGCTTCGGTATTCAAACCCATTTTCTCATTATGTGCAGTAAATGGTTTAATCCATCTCTACCATGTTATTTTGTCATTCATGCTTTTGATTCTTGAAGCATATTAAGTATTCACCCAAACGGGTAAACCCAAAACAGCCATTGGTCCCAAATATTATTTGGCAACATTTGTGGTTTCAAAGTTGCCAACCACGAAGACTTGTGGATAATTGGCTTTAATAGTAGCCATTGCGGTTTTTGTGGCGTCAGAGAAATATTTCCTGTCAGCTGGCAGGGTGATGATTGGACTGTCGTCAACATCTCGCATAGTGTCTAATATGTCGAGATAATTTTTTTTGCTTAATGTACTCAGCTAAGTCTTGTTTAGATTTGTTTCCTTACATGTTCTCTTGAACGTCTGTAAGAATTTCTCTAAGTTGTTGCATATGAAGTGTATATGTGTTGGAAACTTGCGTTGAAATTTCTGGGTGATCGTTTATATTGAATATTTTTTTAATCACGGAATCTCCTATTAATGATGGAAACTCTTCATTGAAACGACTAATATCGTTCATGATTTCCAAAATCAATCCTTGTCCCCGTGAATGTCTTTGTTTGGCTTTTTCTGATTAGTAAACCAAATCAAAGTCTTCCAACATCTTGTGCTATTCATTGATCTCTAGAACGTCTGTCTACATGTCAATGATGTAATAGATAGCTTCTGTCAAAGGTTTTTCGATGATTGTAGGCTCATCAGAGTCTTCTGTTGAAACATCTCCATTGTTCTTCTGGATCTATATGGTTTTTTTCCTTTAATCCGAAACTCTCACTGTCTTTTCGTAACGTGAGTTGTTTTCAAGATCATCAGTTCCATAATAACCAGTGCTGATGGTATTAGCATATACCATTTTGGTGTCCATGAGAACAGCTTTCTTCACTTTGTTCTGTTAGCGAAGCTCATCCTCATAGATGACCGGATAATCGGTCATTTTGTAAGTGTAAGACAAAGAGTATGAATGCTCAGTTTTTGTCAAAATCTCACCTTAAGCTCTATCGTCCCATTTTGAGATACCCAAATGATCGACAGTCTTTTTTGACTTGTGCATCTTAATGGTTTTGTACTTCACCAATCTTTCCTCTACCATGGCGACCAACTTGTCAATCTCTTCACCGTATCTCTCCTCGTACCACTCAATTTCATCATCTAAATACTGATGAACGTTCATGATCTTGTACTCAATGTCAGCAACTAGCTCTAATTGAGTGACGCAAAGTTTGAATGTAGGTTTCTTGTCTTTTTTCTGCAACAATGCGTTCAAAAATCTACATATTGGAAGACCGTAATTCATTGCCATGCAACTCAAAATCTTTGCTTTCATGTAGTCATATGTGCTTTTGCTGCACACGTTTTCAACAAAATCTACTCTTATCCCTAACTTCCACAACTGGGCTCCTGGGCTATGATAAGCAAAAGCACGACCGGCTTTTGTTGTTGTAAACTTAGCTTTGCAGAATTCCGTTCCGTCCAACGGTCCAATATGAGCTACCTCTATGTCCATCCCTGAAAAGTTTCTGATAACATCAACCATTCTGTGTAAAAGATCTGAACTGTTTGAACCAACGAAAGAATCATCTCCTGAGACAATTAACTCCATCAAATAACTCGCCAAAACTTTGTCAGTTTTTGAGCGTTCTATAAGTTCCAAAGCTGATGACAATGGGTTCGTGTAACCCAACAAATCCAAAGCGGCAACGAGCTACGCTGCTTGAAGTATAGCCATCGTGATTATGCTGTTGAAATCAGCCGTAGGGAATTCTCCTGACATTCTTGTGTTTTTCAATTTGGCATATTGTCTGCCTTTTTGAACTTCCAACAAAGTCTCTTAGCATGTAATGTATTCCCACAAATCCCAAACTGGCCCTAAAAGAGCTTCCAAAATAATGTTCTGTAAAGAAAGATATTTTTGAGTCAAACCTGTGTCAAACTGTTTCATGTCGAAACAACCAAAAACTGAATATTTTTTGGATATTTCCAAAATGTCATGGATTTTCTTATTTTCTGAACATCTGTTTGATAGGCCTGTGAAATCTACAAAGGGTTCGACAATTTGAGAGTAAATTCCCCCCAAGATAGCACGTGTGTTTGCATCTTGACATTTAATTGGTCTCGCGACAATCTTTTTTGCGATCACAACTTCTGTCTTGACGTGCATTTAAACAATGTTGTTGATTTCTGGTAAAATTTGTTTGCAACATCTTTTAGTCATCTCCATATTGTGAGGGTAATGTGAAGCAGCTTCCTCTCCAAATAATGTCTCAACAGCATGTTTCTTCTCGTCAACAGTTTGTTTTTTAGACCTGTGAATTTAATCAACTGTGCCCTCAAGCACATCATAAACACCGGCAGTCAGTGGATTTTTTGTTGCGTTGAACTCATTAATCATTGGTCTGACTTTTTGTAGCATTAGACCTGTGACTATGTCTATGAACTATCTGTTGTGGTCTTTACCCCCGTTTGTGTTTCTACCGTTGCATGTTTCAATTTTGTTGTGAATACAATTACCGGTGACTACCAGATTAGTGTCTGGAGTGGGTGCAATCACAGAAACCAATTTGTCTCTGTGCGTGCATTTAGTCTGATGGACTTGAGTTTTCCTCGTGAATTATGTGTTGTTTTTCAAAGTGAAAGACTCAGTACCAGCACAATATGATGTGACATAAGTGGGCGGATCGTCAGCTATGTCTGGGGGATTTTCATTGTCTTTGTATCTCTAAACAAACTTAGAATCTTAGCTTGCCATTTGGCAATTCTCTGGAGTGAAAATCTTTTCGTTTTCAATATGAACAACTGGTCTGGTCGATTCATAGGGTGAACTCAAATCCAAACCGTAATTAATTTTCGCTTTTTTGTTCAAAACGCTAGTCATTGACAATTCTCGTTCGCCTGCGTGTTTCCTAGTTGAAGAAAGGTATTTCTACCAATAAAACTCATGACCCTCAACTTGTTAGGAAGAAATCATATCTTCAATGTTTCTAGCTTGTGTTTTCAAACCTTGACATGTGAGTAGACTTTTATCTTGGTCTGTTCCTAAGACGTAATCACACCATTGTCTCTCCGCTCGATTGGGCTCTCTTAGAGGATTTTCCAGAATATTAACCCTCATGGATTTTCTGAGAGCTTGAATGTGTTCTTGATATTGCTGGCGCTAAATGCTAGCTTGTTTTCTAACACTGCATGTGACTGTTTTTTGAGGATTAGTCAATTGCATGTTTTCCAAAATCTATATGGATGGACCTGATTTACACGAAGGTGATAAGCAATCTAAGATCGGGTTTTGCTTGTAAATTTTATCTATTAAAGAATAGTTCTGAATGCTGATACCTGGGTAAGCATGACCGTGATGCCCTAAAACAAAAGCATCGATAGAATGTGAACCCTTCTTTCTGTCGTATGGCACTACCGCACCATGTTTATTGTAAATGACAGCGCCGGTTGTTTAGCCTGTAGACACGAAAGCAATATCTATGTTGAAACTTTCTGCTATGGCCTGAAGCTCATGTAAAGCAACTCCTGAATAACTTGGAGTAGGTGCAATACCTTTTTAATGCTTTTCATTCTTGGAAAACTTCTTGAAGAATTATAGCAAAGCTTCCTGAGGATTTTCTATGGCTTTCCTCAAAAAATTTTCTGTGTGGAAACTAGCTCCCACTTCTGGATTGCGGTCTATAATTCTGCTCATACTGGACACCGCTATTGACACCATAATGCACGAAGCTTTAGTTGAACCTGAACCTGCGTTCACAATCATATGTTGGTCATCCAACAATTCAGTCCTGCATTCATAATGGCTTCTCAACTAGCATGCGTGACCTGCGTTAAAAGTGCAGTGTTTTGCTATTCTTGTTTTTGCTTTGATTTCTACAATCTGGTTCTTGTATGCTGGATAGTTTGAAAATTCTTAAGCAAGTGAACCGACGATTAGCTCTGACCCAGACACTGCACCTTCGCATGTTGACCATAACATGTTGGATGCTTGATTTTCTTGGGCCAACCTCGTGAGACATTGTAGTACTATCCTGGGATATTGTACATCTCTTGCCTGATAACCTACGTCAGAAAAACTGCCACTCAGGTTTTTTGGCACTGCTATACCAGATAGACCTAATGCATTCGAAAACATAGTTTTCAGACCAATACTGTTCTCAGCGTTGGTCAAATGTCTGGATTGCATGACCATTTTTTGTATGTCCTCCAACTGAATTATCGGGAAATAATCTTGCTCCATACCCTCATCATAGACATAAACAGGGATGTCTTCCTTGTTTGCCCAAAGTAGCATGTCTGTTATTTCACAATGATCGTCGGCTTACGGAAACGAAACTATGAAAGAAGTGTCATTGACACCAATTTGAATAGATTGAATTGTTCTGTAATTGACGTTGTTCGGGTCTGATTCTTTTTCGAGATCAAGACAAATACCTTGATTTCTTAACTGAGCAATGCTGGTTCTTTGCTGAATTATGCGTTTAACATTGCGTCCGCTCATGTTGTTGTAAACTTTGATCAGACCAAGCTCCTCTACACCGTGACAATAACTCTTCACGTACTGAGACTGAACGTGCTTGTCTTTTAACATTGGATATAAAGCGAATGTGTAATCTCTGTAACCCTTTGGTGGCACTGCATATCTTGTTTTTGATTCTTTTGTCAGTTCAAAATCAATAACGTGTTGTTCTTTGTATGTGTTAAAAACTTTTTGTTCTGTGGTATCCACGTCTAAAGCGGCCAAAACACACGAAATCTGAGCTGGTGTGTAACCAAAACAGTCAAAACTACCTTGCATGACACTGATTCTGGCTCTAATAGCCAAAATTGACGAGTCTAGATCATTGATCAAACCTGCGTATTTTGCTTTGCCTGCACCAGAATGCTTGATTAGAGGATTCATATTGGATGTGATGACCTCTTCTAAATTGGTGACCATTTTCTGTGACATTGGTTAATCCGGAGCTTCTTTTTGAATAACATCGAGTTCACCTTCGATACTTTATGTGTAAAAATCTTCGAAATCTGTGTCTCTGTTGTAATCCCTTTTCTTGACACTACTATTCTTGAGATCTGTGGCTGGCTTCTCACTGCCTATATCAAGAAACTCTTTACTGAATCCATCAGTGTTCTCATCATCAGCTTCTTGCGTCTCTGATAACAAAAAATCTCCACCCCAATCTTTGGAAATGTTTCCTACGTTTATTTCAGTTCTGTCTACTGGTACTTCGACATCGAAACTAAACTCTGGTACAACCTTCTTTTTGTTACGGCTAAAAAATTTTTTGACAACTTTAGCTGCTTTGACGATACCTTGATCTATCTTGCCATCTGAACCACTCAATTCAGCATCCTTTTGCTCTGAAGCTCGAACTTCTAGTGTGGCCAAAGATGTGGCAGCGTTCTGTTCCTTCGTTTTGTTCAAAACAGTACGTAGTCTGTCAACTCTTTTTTCTTGTTGAATCAACCTGGCCTTAGACCTTGATTCTTTCTTTTGATGGTAGAATTTCTTCAAATTGTCATAAGCTTTTTAGAGCGATTCGACAAAGAAACTGTGAAGCTTTGACCAAACCATCGAAAAGAAATCAGATATCATGCTTTTTTGTTTCTGACCTCCCTCACCTTCTCTGTTCATAAAAAGCTTAGTGAACACTGGTTGAAGAACTCTTTTGATAGCTTTGTAAGCGTTAAAAAGCAATTGAATTGAGAATGAAGTGCAATTTTTCAAGAGTTGGAAAATTGTGCCTAAAAGTTGTGACAGAGTGCTCGACAACTAATATGCGAAACTTCTTTTGGATATGGTATGAGTGTTGTTCATCTTTTTCCTTACTATCTGACCTCTTTGAAGTTTCTTGTTTCTTTCTCTGTCTCCCAGATTTGTATTCCCGGAAACACGTCCTATCAATGACTGATTGACTTTGGATTTCACAGTTTAACTCCTTATTTCGCTGATCAATTTTGAAAAATCTGCTTTGTCTTGCTGGACTTCTGGAATTTGTTGATCACGTAATTGATCAATTGATTGAGCGCTAATCTCCCTCACAAAGTCACCGTTTGAATCATTGTAAGTTGTGTATGGAATTTGAGTGTAAAATGTTGGTTAATCATCCATGCCCAACTCATGATATCTAACTTTGAAAACAACTGGGTTGTGTTTTGTTGTGACACTGAATGAATTAATGGCTGTCTGAATAGCTACCAAGACTTTAACTGGCACTGTGATTGGACCAGCATCAGCTTTGTGATCCAAAATACTGATTATCTTATCAAAGAAAGGTGCAACTCTTTCGAAAGAATCAACAGTACTGTATTACATATCAAGAAGACTCTTGCCAGCTGTGTCGGTCTGAATCTCCATCTTGATTGGGTAACTTTTGGCAACTTCGTACAACAAATTGGCCACACATCTCTCAACGGACTAACTGGCGATTTCTTTGTTGATAACCAAAGTGACTGCTGTGCCTTAGAATATCCCAGGCTTGGCAAAGTTTATTCTCTTGGGCAAAATTATTGTTCTGTCATTTTGCAAAGGTTAATCTCTCACTGCAAGCTGAGCTTTTTGATCAACAATGATGTTGGTTACTGATGAATTGATGGACTTGTGCCTCACTATGCTGTAAGTGAAAGCATCATACTCAATGAAGCCACCCATCCCACTTATGAGATAAAAATCTCTCATGTCAATGGCTTGTTTGTAACTCGCTGAAGCATGATCTTTGAGATTATTGAAACAAATTGCTCTGGTTTCCTGTCTCTCATAATTGTAAGGCTTGAGAGTGTAATCATCTAAGTTGTGCTGCCTTGAAGTTGAAGTGATGGTGTAGTCATGTAGATTGTCAACTACACTGACAAGATAATTAAAGATGTCATCACCTCTTTCACCTTTGACAAATTTGACTGAATCAAAAATTGAAAAACCGTGTCTGAAAACCTCTTCCGATCCATTGTATTACAACATCATTTCATTTTCCGCTCTAAGTAGCTAACTACAACACAAAACGTTGAGTATTTGCTTTGACACACAACTTTGGTTGTAATGATGTGAAACATCAATGAAAGATTTGAAATCTTGTCTCATGAGAATCGAAGGACCCATGTAGTAACTTTGATCCACAGTAACTATGCACTGTTGACTGTCAGAAGGTATCTGCTGGGTTCGTGTGAAGACTCCGTACATATTCTCACTTCTACATTTGAGTAGTTTTTGGAAATTGTCCTGATCTTTGACACCGTGACAATAGTCCTGTATTAAACAAGTACTCATGACTTGTTTGTCATGCGATGACATGATCAAACGCTCTCGTGAAGAGCTTGGATTTAGGAAAAAATATGATTTAAACCCACCGTTTTTCATCTGTTTGCCAATCCTCGATATAGCCCATTTCCTGCTCGATTAGAGAGGTCTATGGCCACTCGTGTCATTCAACTCTGCTTCATCGAACTTGCTGTTGGTTTTGACTTTTTTGTGTGCTACATATGGTGATATGAAACTTATGTCCCTAAGATTGGACAATTTCGTGTGGTATTCGAAAATGCAGTCTTCGACGGTGACCATGTTAGTTTGTATGTCTGTGTCTGCATGAACGTAATTTTCACCATAGCTTGTTTCCTCGTTGCTACAAGCTTTGCCATCTTCGTGAATAATGTTAAATTCAAGGTATGGCAACATTTTTGGGAAAAGAGTTGAATATCTCTGATTGGATATCAACTCACCACATTTCAACTCGTGAGCATCTGTGTTGATGTAATCGTCACATCTCTGTTCTCTACCAAAAGCGTTAGTAAGAACACTCTGCATGGCAATAACGTGACACATGTGGAGATTGTCATCCTGATTGTGTAACCATTTAGTGCATTTGTTTCCACAGCATTCTTTGATACCATACATTCTGTGAACACTCGCCAAAAGACTGACGACCAAATTGGAATAATTGATGTTGACAGGTTAAAAAGAATGAAATCTGAAACCAGTAATGGTTACAAATCCGCTGTGTCTGCTCAACTGCTCGTTTTCGTAATCAAACAATATTTGCCTTTCACCAGCCAAAGCCTCCTCTTCTTCTATATCAAGTTGTTCCTCGGCAGATGGAGCAACAATTGCAGGTGCGTCTCTGGCCCTAAGCTAAGGTTGCGGCGGATTGTTCTTTTCTCTCCTAGCTTTCCTCATTTTGACACCAGCATCAAATTTGGCATGCTTCTTCTTCATAGCTAACATCGCTATGAAACTGTCACTTTCTTCTTTGTTTTATGCGTCAAGTTTATTTGACCATTCCACGATTTTCTTGCTCATGATTTTGTAGAGATATCTGAGATAACAATGTCTAGTGTAATCTTTTTTCTAAAGTTACCTATCGGACATTTTGACAAACCTTGTGTCTTCTAACATTGCGTCACCTCTTCTAGCTCCCAACTGTTCAGCTTAGTGGATACGATCATTGGCAAGTTGCTCATTGTCCCATGCTGTCATACGGAGTTCTCTGCCTTCCTAGTTGCCTCCTTCTAGTGAGTTGGCATACAATGCTCTCTCTTCTATCCTTTTTGTGCGTTTGGCTAGCTCCTCTTCCGTGTCTCTCTAAACTATAGAAAGTCTGATGGTTTCTTCATGCTGCATGTATTCAGCCTCTGTATCAAAATGCCTTGTGTAACCGGCTTCTTGATTGGTGTCCTCCCAAACATATGACAAATAGTTAATCATCCATTTTGAGAACTGTGTGGTTGGGTCTGAAATTCTTTCCGAGTTAGCAATAGGGCATTTGATCTAATTGATACCTTGAATTGTCCTTTGAATGTCTTCATTGTTGTGTCGATAAACACCCGAAGCTTCATCAGCACTTAGTTTAGCTTTCTCAACTTTGGACAAAGATAAAATGTCACCCAAAATTTCGGTAACTGTAGTTTTGGACAAATTTTCTCTAGTACTCTCTCTGTGTGTTGGTACTATTGGAACTACAACAGGTATGTCAGTTGCCAAATCCACAACTTGTTGAGTTTCGTGTGGTCCTGAAGGAGGCATTAAACAACCTTCAGTGATGATTGACTGATTTTTAATTTCTTCGGCAATTTGTTCTTTCTCTTCCACTTGTTTTCTGTGCAGCTCTTTTTGCTTGTTCGCAAAATACAACTTGTCTGCTCTCTACTTCTCCTGCACAGCTTCCTTAAGTTTCATTTTGAGCATTCTGTCAATGTTTTTCTGATTTTCTTGTTAGGCATGTTGTTTCTTCGAGTAGTCATGGTCTCTAGCTTGTTTCTTGATATTTTTGACCTCCTTAGCTAATTTGTCTCTAACCCTCTTGATAGTTCTTGACTCATCTGGATCTTGTTACTCAAAATTGATACCAACATATTGAGATACGATGTTGCTACCGAACTTTGCCTCATTTACAGATTCAGTTACTGTTCTTTTTTCTTCTTCAGTGTCCTTGGAATCATCTGTCGTCTTGCCGTAAGCACCTCTCCTGTGGTGAGTTTGAATCTTGATAGGTTTCTGCTTAGCTTCAAACATGCCAGTCAAATCATTTCCAACGCTACTGCTGCCCTGCGTTATACCAAACACATCTTTCAGAGTTTTTGATGTTTGATCTTTGTCAAAGAGAGCAAAAGATTTTTAGTCCATTTCGCTCAGCTCTATGGCAGTGTGGAAATCGGCATCGTTGTTCAAACGCTGTCTGTGTTCTTAATCTGACTTCTCAAGAACTTCTTACATACGCAGATCATCCTCAACTTAAAGCTGTGCTTCATTTTCTTTTTAAGTGCGTGTTTTGGTGCCGTTTTCTGAATATTCTCTTGATTGGTTCAAACCTGCTTTCAATTGTTGAGCGTCTTAGACTGAAAGACGATGAGTCTCCTCACTCTCTTTTTGGCTAATCATTGATTCACTCATAACTCTTTTTGTTTCTAAGTACTCCTTGTTGGCTTGTTTCCTTTGATTCTTGCTCATGCGTTTTGTGTTCGGTGGTGGTATGGCATCGAACAATTTTTTCGAATCAACCATAGCAGTTTACAACTACCTTTCCTCCTCAATGTCAACCAATCTGCGTTTTTCCAAAGCAGCCTCATCCAACTTGTCAGATAAAATTTTCTCTAATTTAGCCCGTCTTTCTTCTTGAGTTGGTTAATTCTAAACAGCAGATACCTTCAGCTTTCTCAAACTTTCAGTAGGTTGAATTGCAGTTGTAGATTGAACGACGTCTCTTGACTGAGAGAAAGTAACCTTTTTGGGTTGAATAACATCCTTCTTTGGTTGAGAGACAATTTTCTTAGGTCTCCTGAAACCTTCAATCATCATAGTTTCCTGCTCTTTTTTCATCTGTTTTTGGATCTTTGTTTTCTGCGTCTGGAAGTAAGCTAGCTGGGACTGCTGTGCTTCAATGTGCGCTTTGACAGATTTGTATCCTATCGCAGCCTGTGGGTCATCCTTTTCAGAAATCATCTTGCCTTCAACTTTGTCAATAAGACGTTGAAACTCGGTTATCTAAGTAACCTACACCAATTGTCTTTTGGCGCATTCTCTGACATGACTCTAATCTTCTGTGTGATTGACCGTTCTTGTTGACAGGATGTTTGGTTGGCTTGCTCCACCGTCAATCTGGGTTTAAGACACATCCAAATGCGAAGTTGAAGAATCAATTTGACCATCGTCTTCACTATCATCCAAAGATGACCTCATAGGTGGGTCATCATCTAAAGGTTATCTCATAGGTGGATCGTCTTCTTACTTGGTTTCTTCCAAAACCACTCTAGGTGCTGCTTAACTCATGATTTAGGCTAAATCAGTGACATCTTTTTTGTTGTTCTTGCACAACTATGTCATTCTGTCGTCGACCTTGTCTGCAGCTCTTTCTTCACGTGCAGCTTCTTTGAGTTGATTAGTTGCGTCTGGAGTCACTGCAGCATAACTGTGACTGCCTTTGATATTTCCACCCTTACCTTTGTTGCCTCCAAAGTGCGCGCCAACAGAAATCTCACTACCACACTTTTCTGTCCACAATTGTTCAGGAACGATATCACCGTCTACGATTTGGAGCTCACCGGTAAATTCTTTTGGCATTTCTTGCTAAACATGAGTGTTCGTGTGGTTGAAATTCTTATGCAGTATGGAAGAAAAGAATCTCATGTTGTTTGTTCTTTTTGGATGGATCTGTTCTTGGATTGCATCTTTCTTCATCTCCTCGTTAACAAGATATTGTCTTTGTTATTCAACATTCATGAGGACCACTTCACCGTTGCAGGTGAACTGCTTGAACAAATTGGGTCTGGTTTGTTTGGTATCACGGTATTGGTTTCTGTGCAAGACTTTCAAAGACCTCATATCATGCTGATCAGCATATTGATATGCAGGGTCTCTCCTCAAAATCGTGTTAACGTGACCAGGACACAGGTAATTGCCAGTGTCATAAAGCTCGTTCAAGACTGACGTCAAATCACATGAAGTCTTGATCTTTTCCAAAAGCTCACCTCTTTCTTTCTCGTAATCAGCAATGATGTTGACCATCTCGTCGTCAACGAGAAGTTGGTTGGCTCTTGTCAACTGAACGATAAAACCCAGTCTGTAAGTGCCCTTACCAGTTACAACTCTTAAAAGCTGAGCAACTTTTTCTTCGAAAGTGTCATTGATTTCAATGAACATGTTGTGTGCATACCCTAAGAAATAACAAAAAGTGTAATCATTTTCATGTTCGCACAAACCATTATTTAGTTGTGCTAGGATGTCCTTAAACTCTGGTCGTTTAGCGGAAACTGTCCTCATAGCCATGTACTTGGCCTGTCCAAATAAACATTTGAACTTTTCACTCTCAGCACCTTCATTGGTGTACTTTGAGAAGAAATCATGGTACTCTTGACTTTCAAAGAATTAGTCTGGAGATTCCATGGGTAAGAAAACAATGTCATTGTTTCCCGGCAAGGAGTTATTCGGCATGGAAGCTGAGCCCTCGACCTTACTAATAATATTACGTTGAGTAGTATTCATAAGTAGTTGTGATAAAGT